ATGATGGTTCGCAGTCTAAAGATTACGATTATACAGGTAAAGTTAAGGTAAGAATCGTAGGGTATCATAACCCAGATAAAGAGGTACTACCAACCAGAGATTTACCGTGGGCATCTTGTATCATGCCCGCTGTCTATGCCATGAAGAGTGGTATGGGTACTATTCAACAGTTACAGGTTAGCTCATGGGTAGTTGGATTCTTTATGGATGGATCCTCAGCCCAGATACCAGTGGTCATGGGTAGTATCAGTGACCAGAACCCGAAGGACATATACACTAAACTACCAGAACAAAGTAGTAAAGGATATCAACAAATACATGCACCAGACTATGATCCAGATAAACATGGTACAGGTGGTGGTATCGTAGGTGGTACAGCTGACACAACAGTCACTGATCCAACCACAGGTAACGCAAGCGGACCTGTGACACAGACCACTGAGGAAAATACAGTCTCAACTGTCAACGAACGTGGTGACGCACAGAAGCAAACTGAGGCAATGAAAGCCGCAGATGAGAGAAAGAAATATACTATACATGTAGGTAATGGTAAGTGTGGTACACCCGCAGATGTGAAGATCAAGGGTGCTACTGCTGAGTTCCTAAAGTTTGCTAGAGGTATAGAGAAGAATGATATAGGTGAGTTTATAAACAAACAGACTGGTAAGATAGAAGACTTAGCTGGAGAAATAGAAGCTATCCAAGATAGGATGCAGGGATTCATGGGTGGTGTGCTTGCTAACGTGAAGGGTACAGTATTAAAAGAGACACAGAAGCACATACAGGAGGTCATTAACGACATCAAGATTCCTGATCCAGATTTGTTAGATCCAGCTGTGAAACAACTCAAGAATATTGGAGATCTTGTTAACTGTCTCTTCAAACAAATCTTTAATGAACTGGCTGATGTCATCGGTGGACTACTGAATGATCTTATTGGACAAGCACTCGACGCTGCATTGTGCTTCGCAAAAGATCTATTCTCTGAGCTGTTCGGTGGATTGATGGATAAGTTAATGAAGGGTATTGACACTGCACTGGGCATCCTTGATGGTGCATTGAGTGCTATTAAGAACAACGCTGCTCTTATTCAACAGATCTCAAATAAAATTTTGGACTTAGTTGACATGGTATGTGAAGGAGATCTATCTTGTGCTCTTGGACTATCAACATTTGAGACAGGATCAGGTCCTAAAGAGAGTGAAGGAGATAAGCAAAAGAAACAGATGAGTCAGTATAGTGACGCAGCTAAGAGTGCCTTGAAAGATGGTAAGACTCAGTTAATTGGTACAGCTATACCTAACTCACGTGGATGGGTTCCTGTTACAACACTGGTCGGTGGTAAGTTTGTTAAGAAAGCATTCAACACCAAGAACGGTGAGTTCGCAGAAGTTGGAGCAGCTGGAACTGGTGTAACTGACAAGACATTTGAGAAGGGCAAGAGCTTAGTAGAGAAATTTGACAGTGTATATCCTATACGTGCTTCAGATGGTACGATCAACTTTGAAACTCTAAACTGTAGTCCAGAAAACACACGTAAGAAACCTTGCTTCCCAGAATTAATTTTTGACAATGCACAGTCCACAAGTCTGATCAGAGCACTACCTATCATTGATGACATAGGTGCTATGGTTGGTATATTAATGAGAAACAAAGGATCCAATATCAATACAACTGCTAAAGTCAGAGCAATGTTCTCATGTAATGAACCAGAGGGTACAGGTGCTGATCTGACTCCTATCATCAAGAACGGGCAGATAGAAAAGATACGGGTAAACAAACCAGGCGTAGGATATGGATTAGATCCAGACAATACATACTGCCCAAGAGAGCAGAAGTTCTTCCTCATAGACAACCTAGATTTACAAGACTATGCTGAAACAGGTGACATTCTTTTCTATCAGGAAGAGGATGGAGATCCAAACGAAGGAGTGTTACAGGTAATAGATTACAATTATAATAATACTGGTTATGTTGCTCTAGCAACACTAGAGAAGACTGCCTACGTTCCACCAGGTTTAAAGATACAGACAGCTGGTGGCACATATAAATTTACACTCAACCCACAGACAGAGTTCTATGACCTCGCTATTCCTGCTAATGCTACAGCATTGTACGCTAACTGTGATGACATCATACCAGTTCTTGATACTATCGACATCACTAACGTTGGTAAAGGGTACAAGAAACCTAAGATATATGTCGGACCTAATGAGATAGGAGATATATCTACAGATACACAGGGTAGATTACTAACACCAACTATCACAACCAAAACAATAGGATTTGTTAGACCACGGATCGTTGATCCAGAAGGATATGGTGCTGATATAGTTCCTACATATCAGTACGTAGGACCTACTAAGTTCAATGAGGTATTTGAATCTCAGACTTACATTGATTGTGTAGGACATCCACCTGACACACCAGTAGCACAAGAGGTAGCACAGGTATCAGGTGTGTCAGACCCATCAGGGGGTACAACTAGCATAGCAAGTGGTATTACAGAGACACCAGATACACCTGTTACAGTGGATCCACCTACAGACAATACAACACCACCACAACAGAGCAACCCACCTAGTAGCGGTGGTGGAGGAGGATACTAATGGCCAGACAGGATACATCACAGACAGAGTTGTTCGATGGTAATGAGGAGAGTAATAATAATCCTCAACATATTACGAACTACCCAAAGAACTGGGTTACAGTCACTTCAGCTGGTCATGTACTAGAATTTGACAACTCAAAAGATGGTGAAAGAATAAGATTAATCAATGGTAAGACTGGTTCTGTCTTTGAAATGGACGAGCTATCTGATACATATGTCATCAGTTCAAGAGATTTACACCTAAATAGTGACAAGACGACCACCCTTAAGGTCGGTAAAAACAAAAAGGAAGACAAACTTATCATTCAAGTTATCGGTGATGCTCACCTTAATGTAGAGGGAGATCTACACACAGAGGTAGAGGGCAACAGATATGACAGAGTTGACGGTGAATACCAACTTAAGGTTGGTGGCACTATCAGTATAGATTCAGCATCTAATATTGGTATCAATAGCGACAACGAACTCAGAGTCATAGCTAACTCTGTTAACCAAAGAATGACCTTCGCTCACCTAGACATGTTAGCAGGGGGTCAATTAACAGAGGTTATAAATGGTAACCGTGTGATCAGAATGAATAAAGAAGGAGGTACGTTCGCTATAGAATCAGCGGGTGATCTCCGATTCAACGTCGATGGGTGCCACTACAGTAGTATTGGCAGAAATAGTTTTACAGAAGTCCAAGGGAAGGCAAAGACCACTACCCATGGCAACAATATTGATTGCATAGAGGGTGGAGCACCACCTAAAATGAATACCTCAACCAGTAGCGGAGTAGGTTGGGAACTTCAGACAGGCAGTAGCGATGTAAAGATAAACACAAACGATTTTGTTATGAGTGCATCAGGCACTGCGAATATGTCTGCAAGTTCTAGATTCGATATTGTCTGTAATAACGGTATATACCTTAATTGACATTCTGAGTTGAATGTACTATAGTAAAGGAACAAACACATGTTTGGTATGACAATCTCGTCAAGTCAAGCTAAGACTCTCGTTGAGTTTATCAACGCTGAGAAAGCAAACTACATAGAAGAGAAAGTTAAAGGGATACCCAACCAGAAAAATGCTATGAAGATCTACAAAGAGATTCATGCTGATCTGGAGGATATCAAACACTATGCTAATGACATCATTAAGTATGCCAGATGTCATAGTGGCACAATGTCCACCCCAAATGCTTACCCATTGCCTTATCATAAAGACAGTGATTATGAAGATCCATGGAAACAGACTACTTGAAACAGTGTGAGGTGGATATCCCCGCACGTACATTTACTATTATCAGTGACCAATCACAAGTTGAGAAACTGGTATGTGAAGACTCAGATCAATTTCTAAGGGTATTAGGATTTGTCAGAGCAACGTGCAATATAAATGAAGTATCGTACAAGTATTAATTATGTCACACTCAGCAACGTTCTATAAGATCAAAGATATCTTACGTGCTGCCCCTAAACCAGTAACAGATGAGGTGCTACTTGAAGTAGCGACACTTGCTATTGCTGAGACATTGGGTGATAGAAATGTTGAACCTGTTAAATGGGACAGCAAAATTATGGATGACCTTATGTTAGACTCACTCGACATGGTTGAGTTAGTCATGTTTCTTGAGGAATGCTTCAGCGTAGAAATACGAGACGAGCAAGCAGGAGAGATAGTCACCGTTGGTGATGCTATTACTATCGTCAAGGAAAACAAAGCAGGAAAACCACGTAAGGTGGACAAGCGTAAGGTTAGTAAGTCATTCGCTCAACAAACAGAAGCGAGGGCAGAGAAACAAGCAAAACTTGACGCTGATATCGACAAAGCGTTAGATGAAGACTAAAAAAATATTTTACAATTATGTAATGGGTGGAAGTGAAGAGAGTTTCCTTGATGAAGGGGAACTTGATTTTTTTCCAGAGGATTATTTTGAGGAACCAACTCCTGCTCTCAAAGAATATGATCCTGATTACAGACATTCCAAGTGCCCCGCGTTCAAAGAATATTACAAAAACACATGGGTAATGAAGCAATGCTTCCCACTTGGTATGCTATATAAATCTGCTGACCAATACTTAGAGACTAATCTTGGACAAGATGTGTTTGATGAGTATTTTATGGTTGGCGATGGTTGGTTGGATGGTACACATCCAGAGGTACAGTTCAAACAAGGTTACTGTTTTTGGACAGAGGACAGTGACGTATGGATTGAACAGTTCCAACACCCAGAAATGACAAGGAAAGGACTAGACGTAGTGTCTGGTACATTTCCAATATCAGTATGGCAACGACCTATAAACTTAGGATTTACAATCAAGACCTATGACAAAAACATCTGGCTCGAAAAAGGATCCCCGCTTTGCTATGTTAGATTCTCTAGCCAAAGAACAAGAGATGTCAAGTTCACACTTGAAAAACGATCCATCCCTAAAGAAGTGCTTAAGCGACAACTACAAAGCTTGTGGCTCAAAGACTGGCACAAAAACTTCTCATGGAACCTCATCAAAGACAGATTGAGGAAGGAAGAGGAGACAGAAAACAAATGCCCTTTTGATTTTTTATGGAAGAGATAACTCAACTATACAAAGAGTTTCGCACTATTGACGGGATAGGTGTGTGTAAGGTATACTTTATAAATGGGATAGCTTTCTCATTTGATGAGGATGATACACCTGACAACCTACAGACAGTCAGTATTGCTGAGGAAAAACCTCATTTGACTAATGAAGACCTATATAAAGGTAGTTCTTACCTCCTAGAAGAGGGATTTGAGTTGGATATTCTCTTAGAGGATATCAACGACGACTTGTTTAATGATCATGAAGATGATTCACCATATCAAAAAATACCAAAACGATACTAATGCTAAACTCGGAGAAAGACATCCGAAAAACCGCCAAGAAAATTATTAAAGACAAACAAAATTGGACAGCAGCAGACATTGCTTATGCCAAAATGATTCGTAAAAGATTGAAGACTAAAGAATGATCGTTTCGTTATTTCCAACACCACTGCTAGTCAGTGAGTTTAACTTTAGACCCGAACTATTAGAGTGGGTCAAGAAGCACTATGAACATAGTACTTACCATGAAGGTAACTCATCCTCAGCAGGATGGCACTCGGAATATAACCTACACGAACAGCAATCATTCCTACAGCATTCTTTACTAATATATGCTCACATAGCACACCAGATGAGATCTCTGAGTGATGCTCCATTCTATATTAATAGTATGTGGGCGAGTGTAAACAAGACAGGCGACTATAATTATTCACACACTCACTTGGGTGTGGACTTTTCTGGTGTCTTGTATTTACAAGCACCATTCAACTGTGGTGACATAGTGTTTGAAGATGAGAACGCAAGATTTAGATATAACTGGAAGTTAGATACAGAGATCAAAGAGGAGAACGGATACCATGATAGTATGTGGTTCCACCCCACTGAAGGTCGATGCTTAATCTTCCCTGCTCATCTTAGACACCACGTAGAAAAGAATGAATCAGAGACAGATCGTATTAGTATAGGATTTAATTTAAAGTTCCGATGAAACTATCTAATGGTGAGGTGGTAGTTATAGATGATCTGATACCTCTACAACAACAGATCAGATTATATGTTGAAGCATGTACTCTACCATATCAGTTGGCGGGTAGTAATAAGTTTGACGTACAAGATATAAAGACACAGAAACCAATATCATATGTGGATCAGAAATGGGTGGTAGAGAACTTCTTTACTGATGGTATCGCAGGGTTCCTTGACGACTATGTTCCTGCTAATGTAGAGAAAGCATATGTCAACTGTGGTATTCATAGTGAGAGTCCTGATGTACATTGTGATAGTTCACGCAAAGGTGACAAGACATTGCTATACTATATGAATAGAGAGTGGAAGCATGAGTGGGGTGGTGAAACTATACTATTGGGTGATGACGCACAAGAAATAGAATACTGTTGCCCATATAAACCTGGCAGAATAATAATATTTGACAGCACCATACCACACTCAGCACGACAGCAATCATTTGCTGCTCCAATGTATAGATTTACGTTAGCAATTAAGTTCAATGCTTGAAGAATTTTTAGAGTGGTTCGAGGGAGACTATAATAACTGGTCACAGGCATCATCATGGCCGTCATATTATGCTCATGTATTACTATCGCACACTAGATTAGATGGTACTAAGTTTCTATCAAGACAGAGATATAAACACAATGGTGAGGAATATAGACGCAAAGAGATAGAAATAGTAGAGAGAGATGGAGAGATCGTAGCACTTAATCCAGTAGCAGATATACATTTTCGTAAGATAGGTGACACATATGTTGGTAGGAACTATAAAAGTCCATGGGTTAACGATGGATACCTCAGATCTGAGGCAATATTGGAGAAAGATAAGTACACAGTGGTGGACAGAGGATACGATGATAAGGGTAAACAGACGTGGGGGAGTAAGTACGGACCTTTTATCTTTAATAAGACGTATAAATAAATGGAGAACTTAATGTAGGGTACGTGTGGCAACTCGTAAGATATCAGATCTGACTCTACTGACTACAGTATCACCTTCAGATACCCTTCTGTTGCTTGATAATTCTGACCCAGTAGATACAAATAAAAAGAGCGAAGTAGGATCCATATTCAAGGCAGTGCCTGGTGGATCACAGAACCAGCCTGGTCTAGCATTTGACCAGAAGACAGCAACTGGGCTATATTCAACAACTCAAGGTGAACTCGGTATATCACTGGGTGACTCTAAACTATTACTTGAGAAGCAATCTACTTCACTTGTACTGTCTGCTAGAGACTCAGCAGACTCTAACCTAGACTTGACATTCCAAGCACTAGGTACTGGATTGATTAGATTCAACTCCACTATCGCTATCAATGACTCTGTATTTACTGTACCTAACAGTTCAGATAACAGCAAGGTTATAAAATTTTCTGCCACACAGTTGCCTACAGGGACGACTAGAACATTTGTATTCCCTGACGCAGGAGTTGACATTGATACTATTGTTACTACATCATCTACTCAAACACTTACCAGTAAGACACTTGTATCACCTATATTCACTGGTGACTTGACAGGTGTTAACCTCACATTATCTGGTAACTTACAGGTTGATGGCAACAGTACACTAGGGTCAGACAATAACGATACACTTACAGTCGCAGCGGTATCTACGTTCAACGCCAACCTTACAGCAAACAACCCAGTAACAATAAACGCAGCGACAACCACAACTGATGATGTAACTATCAACCAGACAAGTGGTACTGGGACATATAAAAAGTTAAAGTTTTTTGATACAAGTCAAGACACCAACGCAGGAAGAGAAGTAGCAGACTTAGCAGTTACTACTGACTCAGCAGCTAGGTTCCTTGACTTATCTTATTATGATAGAGACACAGACTATAGCTCAACCAACTATACGTATGGTATGAGGATAGCAAGTATTGGATATACATTGCCAGAGGTAGTAGTAACTATTACTAATGGTGCTGTGGCAGGATTTACTATTACAAATCCAGGTGCCAACATATCAAATACAATGACAGCAACTATTGTAGGTGATGGTTCTGATGCCATTATCACCCCAGTTGTAGTCAACGGTGCTCTAGATTCAATCACTATTAACGCAGGAGGACAAGATTATACCTCTGCTACTGTTACGTTCGTCACATCTGGTGGTGCTCTACAGTACAGGACATATGATCACACTGGTTCTTCGGAAGCAAAGAACGAGATTATCCATACAGGTAACCTTAATCTTATATCTGCTATTGGTTCTGTTAGTAACCTAGTTACTACTGGATCAGTTAATTTTGATGACGGTACATTTGTGTTAGACGACACAAACAACCGTATTGGTATAGGTTTAACTCCGTCCGCATATAAGCTCGAAGTGGGAGGAGATATATACTTTACAGGCAGTCAATTTATTGGTGGTGACTCATCATCATTTGTACTTCAGAGGAGATTAGATGCTACTCCAATAAAGTTCAACAAGTATGATGGTACGACTGAAATGATTATTGATTCAGCGGGTAACGTTGGTATCAATAAGACTACTCCTAGTAAGAGACTCGATGTATCAGGTGATAGTAACGTAGACGGTGATTTCTATGTTACTGAAACAGATCCAGTAAACAAAGTTGGTGGTGCTATTGTTGCTAAACGTCTTAAGTTAACTGACTTAAACGGTGCAGTACAAACTATCACTGCTGACACAATCTCTGCCACAAGCAGAACAAAAGTTATTTTCCACGCTTACTCTTAAAATTCAATGGCTAATGGTGTACTAGCGTCATATCAGTCCGCTACAACAAAATATACGAATGCATATGTGGATCCCGCTTCTAATCCTAACGGGCTAGTACGTGCTGATTTCCCTATGTACACAACTCCTAGTGCTACACTTACAAGTGGTTCACTAAGAATTATGAATACGACTGGTGCTACAGCAACTGTAGATGTTGCTATCCAAGATTATACGGAGCAAATAGAACTTGCTGCTCCTGGCTCACAGTCTCCAACTGTGACTACCTTTTCAGAATTTAGTTTCGCACCAAACGAAAAGGTAACAAGTTCATATGTTATTATCTCAGGTCACAACGGTACAGCATATGTACCTGGCGAGACTGTTACTATCTCTGGTGGACCTTCAGGTACACAGACAGCTAAGGTAGTAGCATGGGATGCATCCAACCTCAAGATATGGTATGAGCAACCACAAGGATCATGGGCAACAACTGTTACTACCATGACAATAGCAGGAGCTGGTGGTGGGTCTGGTACAATTACTGACTCATATGTTGGAACCAGTGGTAGAGTGATATTCTATGATAGATTAAATGGTCACATACTACTACAGAATGATACAGTCATCAACAATGTAAAATCATTATATTATACAGAACCAGCTAACCAAATGGTATCTGGTATTGGTGGAGCAGGACAACTATCAATCTCATCTAGAGGTTATGAGTGGTTACCTTCATTATCTACAGTGAAACTATACAACTCTAGTAACCAGAGTGGTGCTAATGTCACTGCTGAGTGGAAACAAAACACAGGTTCACAACCAGAGATTATAATATCTGGTGTATCCTACAGTAACGATCAAAACAAGATCTTAAAAACATATCCAATACCAAATAATTCTGAAGTGAGTTTAACAGGGCTAGTCCTTGAACAGTGGCAGAACCTTTATGTGAATGCGTCAGCTGGCGTAGCATTTAATTTTATAGGATTTGAAGAAAGCGTAACTATTAGCTAAATGGCACTAACTAGACTAAAGAATGTCTTTACCTCGAAGACAGGTCGTTGTATCTACGTCAACCCAGACGATTTCGACGCATCGGATTCTTTTGACAACAGAGGTAATAGTCCTAACAGACCATTCAAGTCAATACAAAGAGCACTGGTTGAGTCAGCACGATTCTCATATCGTACTGGACAGTTCAACGATGCTTTCGAGTCATTTACTATAGTATTATATCCTTCAGAGTATGTACTAGATAACAGACCAGGCACAAACGTATCTGGACAAGCATTTATAGACGACGATATACCCATATTAAACTCTAGTTCAGACCTAGATTTACAAAATACTGATGGTTCACCCAACCCAGACAACTTACTATACAAATTTAATAGTGTAGAGGGTGGTATCATTATCCCAAGAGGTACATCCCTCGTGGGTATGGATCTTAGAAAGACCAAACTAAGACCATTATATGTTCCTGATCCTACATCTGGATCCATTGACAGAGCAGCAATCTTCCGTGTTACTGGTGGATGCTATTTCTGGCAGTTCTCATTCTTTGATGGTCCTAATACTGGTGTATATACTGACCCAGCTCAACCCAGTGCATCAACACCTCCAACATATTCTCATCACAAATTGTGTTGCTTTGAATATGCTGATGGTAAAAATGTTTTGAGCAGTGTCAATGACACACTAGGTAATGCTCTTACTATTACTGACTTAGACCTCTACTACCAGAAGGTAGCAAAGGCATTTGATGATATTCCTGACACTACTGGTGTTATCGCAGCAGATGAGTTCCAGAAGAGAGTCGAGGAAAACAGAATTGTAGGTCCTAATACCTCAGGTCCTATTACTATCAGTAGTATAGTCACAGACTACATCAACAGTGGTGTGTATACTACAACAGCAGAGGTAACAACCACAACACCACATGGATTTTCTAACGGAACCCCAGTTCAGATCGAAGGTGTCTCAGGGGCTGTGGCTGGTAGATTTAACGGTTCATATTTTATTACAGAAGTACCAACCACAACAACCTTCAGATACATAATAAAGGATCCCAATCAGGCTGCTCCTGCTAACAACCCAACTGCTACTGGTTCTACAGTACGAGTTGAGATTGACAACGTTGACTCAGCGTCACCATACATATTCAACATATCTCTACGTTCAACGTGGGGTACATGTGGTATGCATGCTGATGGTAGTAAGTCAACTGGTTTCAAATCTATGGTTGTTGCCCAGTTCACTGGAGTATCACTGCAGAAAGATGACAATGCGTTCATCAAATGGGATGGTTCAACGTACATACAAGGTAATCATACAGATGGCGACAGTATATACAGACCGACATACCGAAACTTCCACGTTAAATGCTCTAATGACGCAGTTATTCAGGCAGTTTCTGTTTTCGCTGTTGGTTTTGCTGATCATTTCGTTGCCCTTAGCGGTGGCGACCAGTCAATTACCAACTCTAACTCTAACTTCGGATCGACAGCTCTAAGAGCAAAAGGATTTAAAACTCTACCATTCACACAGGACAAGGCGGGTAAGGTCACACATATCATACCTCCTAAGAAGTTAGCACGTACATATGAAGCAGTAGCAGGATATACATTTAGTGCTACTCTAAACAATAAGACAGTCACACCTAGTCCACTAAATGCTACTCATGGACTGACTGCTAATCAATTCATACGTATCACAACTATTGACTCTACAGAGTCATATCAAATAGAGAGTGTAGCAACTAATGGTACAATCACATTAAACAGAGGATATCGTGGTAGCACAGTCAGTGGTACAACAGTCTTTGGTGGTAGTATAGATGAGATTCCAGTTGGATATATCGCACTGGATGTACAAAAGATTAAGCATAACAGCAGTCGCACAGTCGGTACATCCAAGCCAACATGGGGCAGCTCAACAACAGTCGCAGCGGGGTCAAGTGTAGTTTATGGTGGTAAAGCGTATTATACTGCTACTGGTGGTACTACTGGTAGCACTGCTCCCACATGGGATACCGCACCTCTTGCCAGATCTGACGGTGGAGTCACATGGTCATATATCGGAGATGTAGACACTAGATTATATCTCTATGGATATAACTCAGAGGCAACTAAACCTCCATACAAA